GTTTAAAAACGGCCGCCCTGAGTTGCAAGTGCAATAGCTCGGAACCCCGCCGTAGACTCAAACGAACGAAGCACTCCAAGAAGCAAAACCGGCTTCGCAGCTACTGCTAGAGACAGACGGATTTGTGGGAGTACCAACAACAACAATGCCAAACGCAAAAACTGCCCTGCTCTTGGTCACCCTGGTGGGATTGGCCTTGGGGGGCAATGACAAGCCAGACTGGGAAAAGGTGAAACTGCTTGGACAGCAGCTGCAGTCGGGTATTGCTACAAAGAACGCCGTAAAGGTAAAGTACTACGCCGAACTAATTATCTCTGAAATGCCTACTGACGAAACAACATACTATGCAGGCCTGAGAACAGGACAAGAAGTGGCGCTCACGGTGGGCTCGGCGAAGTCCATCGTCGGAGAGACTTTGAACCTAAGAATCAACCAATGGACTAGGGCAGTTGGGGAGTATCTCATGATTGATCGGCACATTCCAGGATTGACCCTCCTGATCACAGGAGAGGATGTTCTGAGTGACCTCATGGAGTTCGGATGGAGTTACAGGCTTAACCCTAGCGGACACTACCCTGTGTACGCAGCCACCAAGACCTTACCCGGGAAGGGTGGCAGGTACACTGGCGGAAAGACCTACACTGACAGATACGCCGCGTTCTACGACGGACACGTAAAAGACCATATGGTAGCCATACACCCCCACCAGGCTGACATCGAGAGAATGACCAAATACGAACCAATCAACTTAGTCTACGCAGACCTGACACCGAGAAGCATTGGAGGAAGGCTCGAGCACGTTCTCGTGACGAAAGGCCACTACACAATCCAAGCAGGGAAGATTACCCACGTGTGGGGAGATAAGAAAGACTGTGAAACATGCGACCCGGACTACCAGGTTTTTCAGTAGAGGGGGGACACGCCCAACCGGTGCCCCCCCGTTCCCGGAAGACAACACCCACGGGAAGGGAAGGTTGGATCCCTGGCTGGATGACCATCGCGGGAGATTACTTCAAAAGGCTACAAGGAAAGGCTGACATCATGGGAGAGAGCCTCGACATCATCTTGGATGAGGCTAGGGACCTTTTTCCATCGAGCAAAGAGTTTGCCCTACCCGGGCTGATACGACAGTATCTCGAGAGAAGGGATGTACCGCTGGATTCGGCTTTCTTTCTTGATGTGTTCCTGCCGCTGGCCTTGATGGCCCTCGCCATCACGACCAACCGCTGGACTCGAATGGCTCTGGCCGTTGGGGTGTACCTCACCGGGTACTATTACATAGCCATTATGCTAGCTGCCACCTCGGTGGTGTCGCTGGCTTTCAAAGCATTCGCACCAAGGAAATATGAGCGCGGGGACGTTGTGATTGAGAATGGGAGACTCAGCGTGCTGGGCATCACCGCGGTGGCTGTAGCTGCCACGGTGGGTATCCACTACTGCCAACCAAGCCCGTCGCTCATATTTGCGGTGGCCACACTGGCCGGGTTCGCCGCAATCCTCATGGCATTACCGACCATCCAATACCATGGTGCCACGGACGTCGCCAAGATGATGATGGCGGTCCTCCTATTTGCAGGGGTGATCTACATCGCGTCTTCCTTTGATGTCGACAAGGACCAGTTATACTTGTTTGTGAAAACGGGCACCCCGACTTACCACATCCCACGCGGAGAGAGAGAAAACGCAGTAAAGATGGATCAGGTCTACAACCTGGCCCGGTATTACGCAAGGTACCCAGCTGACCTGCGCGCCAGGTTCGTGACAGAAGAGGCGATATGGGAGTGGGACCCCGGCACCACATGGACGGTGGCTGAGGTGGACTACATGGCAACCATTCTCCACGCGGTCGTCTTCAGCCTTGCGGTCTACACCATGTTGACGGATTCAGGGGAGACGGACAGGGTCCTTGGGGACATAAAGATGCGTATCCTAGAGAAGATTAAAACCACAGAGCTCTTCGGGGACGTGACGATGGCGAAAATAACTCTCGCTGTCAGCAGGGTCGAGTGGCTTGTCGTCATAGCAGGAAATCTGCTGCACACCTATTTTGCCTTAGGGCTTCCGGGTGTTGCGGTGGAGATCCTCCTGGCAGCTGGATTGATGGTACCCACCTACCATCTGTGGAGCAGGACCTATCGGGTTATGTCATACCTGAGAGGGACTAACGGCTACAGACAGCCCGCTGAGGGCCTGCTCCCAGCCCCCACAATAAGGAACACCCAGACACAATACACAGCAGGATTGGCAACGATAGTGGGAACCGCGGCTGTACTCGTGAACCTGTACTACTACTTGATAGGAAGCAACCCTTACTACGTGGCCCACAGCGTGCTAGTCTTCGCAGGCACGTTTGTGATGGTTCAGGACAACGACCAGTTAAACGGTTACCCACTCTTAATGCTAATGGCATACACATTCAACTCCCCAAGTCTGGCACTCATAGGTAGCATCTACAAAAAGTGCCTAGGCAGAGTCCTGTGGAGCAGGACGACTTAGGGGGTTTCGTTCGCACCGGAAAAGACGAAAACAAACCCACCCCCGCTAGCAGCGGCGGGGACTGGGGCCACGGAGCTGCAGGAAACGGAACACTACGCCCCCAAGGGGGTTGCGGAGGTAGCGTAACCGCACAAAAAAACAAATAAAAAGTGGCACAAAAATCGTCCTCTCCGGATCGGAGCATGGAGATGGCAAGTGCTTACAGGGGCCTCAAGTGAGTGCCCTGATCTCACTCCATACTCCGGAGTTGACAACAAAAAAAAAAAAAAAAAAAAAAAAAAAAAAAAAAAAAAAAAAA